ACATTGATAAGCCCTCCTATTGCATCTGCGCTGCCGTCTTTACCCCATACAAGATAATAACCGTCAGAGGTAACAATGGGATTGTACTGCTCATCTGTAATATGCCTGTAGACAGGAATGAGAGAGGACGCAGCCTCACCGGGAGCGTCCGGCTGTACCTCAACACGCTCTTTGCCTGTGAGCCTGTAAGCCAGCCTGTAGTTTCCACCCGTCATAATGGTGTTGTAGTCCTCATCAATGATATTGAATGTATCATCAGGACTGTTGATAATCGGTACAAGTCTTAACAGGTTTTCTTCTGTGATAATCCAGTTTCCACCGTGTACTGCACCGATAAAGCCTAAAACCTGTTGCATAGTGCGTCCAGAGGGGTAAGGTACTAAATAATCAACGCCGACATTGATCCTTGTACGGGGATCAATGCCGACGCCGATTCTTAGCGCTATTTCCTCTACGCAGGTTATCATAGGTTTAGGCCATTCCTCCTCACTGTCGGTTTCGTCAACATACATTTGACCTGCCTTCAGCATGGAGTCATAACAAGTAAGCGTTATCAGGTTTTCGTTTACCTCAGGCATATCAATATAGAATTTGCCAAAGTCCATAAACTCACTGTACTGCTTACCGTCAGTGATACGCGCTTTAATGATAACCGGGCTGCTGGTATCAATCACATCATCTGTCATAACTGAGAGCTGCAAAGTTGCAGAGGTACAGTTGCCTACAGACAAAGGATCAGACAGCAAAGCACGGTCAATCTTAGGCGCTGTTATCGCTGTGTAGGTTTTATTGCCGATTACTGCGATAGACTCAACACGGAATTTACCACGGGCGGCAAGTTTAGTCCAGATTTTACTCCTATGCCGCATGGTATCACCTCTCTGTCAGGTTGAATGTAACGCCGTCATAAACAGTCCTGCCGCCTATGTACCTCTGTACGCCCTCATTGATAGTGGAGCAGTAGTAGGTACGCTCAACGTGTCTGTTTTGCTTAGGATCGAGCATAATAACTGTAACGTAGTTATCGTCTGCATACATATCCTGCTCAATTTGAGCCATAACAGCCTCATCCAGCCTGTCAAAAGTAACAGTCCATTTTACCTTAGTAGCAATCCTTGAACGGTACATAAGCCCGTCAAGGAGGTTGCGTCCGCTGCCGTCTGAGTCAAGGTCATTACGGGTAGGCTTCAAGCCTTCCTCAGCCAAATACTGTGTATAGTCATGGCCGTTGATCTTAAATATCGGTCTACTCACGTCCGCACCTCCCTTACTTAGTTATCAACGGGGACTTACCACTCATCATGGTACGTCTATTGATTTGCTTAATAATACTTGACGTCAAGCTGTTTTCGTCCAGATTGACAGTAGTACCGCTATACTCCTGAATTGCGTCCACAATGGCCGCAGTTGCGTTTGTAACGGACTGAATAATGATAGAGCCTAATTCCTCATTAGATGCCTCTATAGCACCTGTAACGCCGTTTCCGCCGCCGTTGGTAGCAGCAGATACGCTGTATGGTGTTACACTACCCGTAGCAACCGCAGGGACGGCAAAGCTAACACCGTTTGCGATAGCTTGTAGTCTGTCAAGCAGATTTGTAAAGCTGTTTGCAATAGTATCAGAGAAGCCGGTAAGTGCAGAGTCCACTTTTCCCGTTTCCACTGCGCCCATAGCATAATCTCCGCCCTGAATTTCTCCAGAAATAGCGGAAGCCATATCAGACACAGCCCCTATAGCCTTACCTTGATTATCTTTAATGCCCTTAGTCATTAAGTCGATCATATCAGGCATATAGGTATGGAAATTAGACAAAGGACCGTCCTCAGGCTCAGAGAAGCCTAAGAAGGATTTAATTTTGTCTGCAACGCCCTTAACAGCATTTTCAACGGTACTCTTTGCTTTCGCAATACCGTTTGCCATATTGTCGCAGAGGTCTTTACCCCAAGTAGGAGCGCTATTTTTCAGGTTGTTAAAGGTATTTGTAACTGTACTCTTTATGCTTGAGAGCTTATTAGATACAGCCGTTTTGGTGTTCTCCCATGCCGAAGAAACAGTAGATTTGATATTGTTACTTACGGTAGAGGCAGTGGACTTTATGGAGTTCCATGCCGCACTTGCACTTGACTTTGCCCCGTTCAGATTTCCTGTAATAAGGCTCTTGACGCCGGACCAAGCATTAGAAACAACGGACTTTACTCCTGCGCCTATCGTGGAGGCGTTGGTTTTTATAGAGTTCCATGCCGTAGATGCCAAAGTCTTAGCGTTGTTAAGGTTAGTGCTTATGCTATTTTTAATGGAGGACCACGCAGAGGACACGCCACTTTTTATGGAAGATCCAATAGTAGAAGCTGTAGTCTTAATGGAGTTCCAAGCTGTGCTTGCAAGCGTTTTTGCGTTATTCAGGTTAGTGCTTATGTGGTTTTTAACCGAAGTCCAAGCCGTAGACGCTGCGCTTGCAATATTTGAGCCGATAGTAGAAGCGGTAGACTTGATAGAGTTCCAAGCCGTAGACGCTGCCGCTTTCGCCTCATTAAGTTTAGTGCTTACCGTGTTTTTAACGGAAGTCCAAGCCGTAGATACCCCGTTTTTCACGGCAGTGCAGGCGTTTGAAACACCTGTTTTTATGCCATTCCAAGCGTTAGATACCGTATTTTTAATGCCGGACCAAGCAGTAGAAGCCCCCTGCTTTATGCTCTCCCAAGCATTGCCTATAGTCTGTTTCAAAGAGCTAAGAGCGTTGCTGAAGAAGCCCGTAATGCTGCTCCAAAGATTCTTGATACCGTTGAGCAATCCTTCAATCAAAAAGCCGCCCATTTCAGCCATAACAGTAGACGGAGAGTGAATACCAAAGGCATTTTTGAATCCGTTGATAAAAGGATCGAATATGTGAGTTTTAATCCACGTACCGATATTTTTAATACCGTTCCAAATGCCATTAAGCAATCCCTGTATGACGTTTCCGCCTGCTTCGTCTATGTACTTGCTGAAGTAGTTTTTAGTGCTTTCAAATGCAGATTTGAGGGATTCCCAAAGGGATTTTGCAAATCCTACTATCAAAGATACTGCACCGGCAAGAGCGTTGCCTAAGAGCTGGAAGGCTTTAGAAATGATACCGCCCCAATCAATGTTGGTTATGATACCAATAATGCTGTTCCACAAATCACTACCGAGCTTGCCCCAATCGAGATTTTCAGCAAAGCCAATTAAGAGGTCAAGAGCAGCCTTGAGCAGATCACTGATACTGCCTGCAAGGTCGCTTATCAAGCCCACCCAATCAATGCTATTTATTGCATCTGCTATGCCTTTACCGAGGGACGCCCAATCAAAAGTAGTGATAGCGCTTCTCAGTGTAGCTATTGCCCTGCTTAGTCCTGTGGAGAGGGTTGTACCGAGCTTGCCCCAATCTATGCCAGACACAATGCCGTTAAGGTACTGTGCTAAGCCTGCTGCAAGTCCGGGCCAGTCAAACTCTGTAAGGACTAAGAAAATAGTGTTAATTGCAGTATTAAATCCTTGAGCGCAGGTATCGCCTATGAGCTTCCAATCTACTGTATGAACAAGAGAATTAAAGCCCTGAGCAACACCCTTGATACCTGCTGTGATCTTAGAGCCTACATTATCCCAACGGATAAAGTCATTGACCTTTTGAACGGCGGTATTGATACCGTTACCGATAATCTCACCAATACCGGCATAGTCGCCATTCTTTAGGGCGTCCTTCAGAGAGCCGATAAAGTCCGTAATGCTGGATTCTATCGGTACTTCCTCAAACATTTCAGACGGATCAGTGGTACTTGCACCACCGCCGCCACTGTCAGAGGAGCTGTCGCTAAGGACGTTCAGCTCATCAAATCCTGCAAGCTGTTTTTGTGCCTCTTTTGCAGCCTTGCCTGTACCGCTTAGGGAGGCGGCATAGTCCTCCTGTACGGCAGTAGCCTTTGTAAAGGTCTTTGCCCCGGAGAGAGCTGCGAAGAGCTTACCAATATAGGTAAGAGCTGTAGACAAATAGCCTATCAGCTTAGTAAGAATAGGGGTTACAACAGTCAAGATAGGTGCAAAAGCCGTTGCAAAGCTGTTTTTGAGCTGTGTAAGGCCCGATTTAAGAGCTGACAAATCCGCATTTGTCTGAGAGGAATACTGAGCAAGGTTATTAAAACCGTCCTTTACGGCTGTCAGTATTGCCATCATAATTTTGCGGAGTGCCATTCTCTTTAGCATACTACCAAAGCCGGAGAGCTTTTTACCGAGCTTGCTAATAGCACCCATACAACCGCCCGAAGATTTAGAAAACTGCTTTAACTTTGAAATGCCGTTTTTCACGCCATTTACAAAGCCGGTAAAGGCTTTTTTACCTACAGCACCGATCTTGCTAAAGACTGCTCTTATCGAGTTACCAATCTGTGCAAGCCTGCTTGTAGAGCCTCTTGCTGCTTCCGCCTGAGCTTTCATTTCAGCTAAGCGGTTTTTCGCAGATGCTAAAGCACTTTCAAGCTGTGTATATTCTGCTGTACTTGATCCCATTTGAAAAGCTGTACCGTCAGCTCTCATGGTGGCCTGTTCGCCCTCATATTCTGCTATCTTCCTCTTTGCAAGGTCAATATCATACTGTAAGGTCTGCCAAGCACGGGAGTTTTGCTTTACGCCCGTATTCTCCATTTTGATTTGCTTTTCTTCCAGCTTTGCGAGTTCGTTTTTTGCCTTTTGGATCTCAGTAGTGAGCCACTGATAATCTTCGGTAGGCACTCTTTTACCGCCGAGGCTTTCCATTTTAGCCTCAATATCTGAGATAGTGCTTTCCAGCGCCGCAGCCTTCGCGTCAAAAGTCGAGATAGCACTTGCATTGCCGGATAAGGCTTTTTGAAAGGCAGGGCCGAGCGCTTCCATTTTGGTGTTAAGCGATTTTATGGCCCTTTGTAATTCAGAGCTGCCAGCCTTAAAACCTTGAGCGTCTATCTCAGTATCAACGATAATAGAGCCGTCAGCGTGTTCTGCCATAATATCACCTTCCTTTATCAGCCGAGCATTGCGTTAAGCCTATCCTTTGCCTCCTGTTCCTCAGCAGTGAGCTTAGGCTTCAGGACACAAATATCCTTGTTTGCGTTCCAATACTCACGCTCCCATTTCTCAAGCGGCTTATTACGGGCTTTTTTGCTTCTCATGCTCAAAACATGAGAAAACACGCCCTCAGATATTTCCATAAAATAGCCCATAAAGGTCCACCAATGAATATACTTTGCGGTGCGTGTTTCAAAGCCTGCCACTTTATTGAGTGCAGGAAACATAATATTTTCGTCCTGTTCCCAATCCATAGTGCGAGGTGATTTTTTGTTTTCACCTTTTACGTTGTAGTCAATAAAGTCAAGTGCTGCCTGAAAAGCCGCCTCATAATCAGCTTTAGGTATGCAGTCAAAATCCTCATAGAGAATGTACATACACACATACACTTTTTCTTCGTTTTCTAACTCAGGATCGTTAAAGGCGCAAACAATTTTGAGAATATCCCGAAAATCTGTGCGAATAGCAAACTGAGTGCCGTTCACATCTAAAGACTTAGGGAGTTCACCGATCATTACTTTTTACCGCCCTTATGCTTCCCCGTGCGGTAGCCGTGTGTATAACGGTTTACACGGTTATTCATTTTCTTGATCTCACGGTCAAACTGACGGGAAATGTAGTTACCTACGGCCTCAATAGCGGCTTCGCAGTAAAAACGCCCATTGACGATAGAGAACGGGTGCATAGAGCCGAAAAACGCCTCTGCAAAATTGCCGTCAAAAAGACTGTTACAAGCAGTGTACAGACGGTCAACCGCCTCTTTCATAGCTGCCTGTTCAGCCTCATTGTTATCATCAACAGAGCCGTCAGCTCCTACATTAAGCTCCTCAAGGGGAGCAGTGATTTTATCGAAGTCCGCTATCATGCTGTTGTAGCGGTCAATGATACCCATGTCAGTAGGACGGAAATAAAATACGCCGATTTCTTCTCCGTGCTTATTGCGGATAGACTCTCTGACACTACCGTCATCTACAACAATGCCGGTAAAGTTTTGATTGTTTTTGATTTCTTCTGCCATAACAGATTACCTCCAGATAAAAAAAATAAAGGCAGCCCTGATAAAGATTTCAGGGCTGCCTTGTTTGTCATTCGCCCTTTGTTAGCTTTACGCCGCAGGAGTTTCCTCAGGGGTAAAGGTTTTGGTCTTAACGTCCCAAGTACCCTTGACGCGCTCACCGGCATTGTAAACAGAAAAAGGAATCTGTACGCCGGAGGTATCGCCGCCGATAGAGTTAGGAACAACCGCAACTCTCTCACGGTAAGCCCAAACCACAGTGCCGTCCTCAGCCAGAAGGACGTCAACCTTAGTAGTCATGCAGTCCTCACCGGTAAGGCGCTCCATAGCGATTTTGGAGAGCTGTTCAAAAAGCGGATCGTCATAATCGGCATAGAACGGATCAACCTCAGACTGCACTTCGTAGCCGTTGTGATTGACACGTTGCTCACCGATAATGTTCTTCTTGACCTCAACATCAGGGCTAAGCTCCTCAATGTATTCCTCAAGGTCAGCACCGAGGCGTACATAGGAGGGAGTTTCACCGCCGAAGCTGGAGTCAATGTAATGTGCTAAATACTTGCGTTCAACTTTAGCCATAGCATTTCACTCCTTGTTTTACTTATCGTATTCATTCTCATACTTGAGAGTAGCCGATATAATCCAGTCCTCAACGCCGTCATCATAGGTGGCGTTAAGGTGTGCAGGATTTGTGCGGCTGATAGACTTAATTACCCTGTTACCAATATTGATAACAGGGTATTTAGTCAATTTGTGGGTTTTTTCGTTGATAACTACAGGCTGAAGCTCTAACCACTTACCGAGGGCGTCCAAAAACTCCTTAATGCGGATCTTCTGCAAATCGGTTTTTGGTGCAGCCCTGTATATGATGCTGAAGGGGTACATACAGACCTGTGTTACATGGCCTGTTATATCCTCTTTATCAGATAACAGAGCTGAGCCAGACGTAGGGTAAAAGCCTATGCCTGAAGTTTCAGACAGTGTAGAAAACTGCACCTTTTTACCATTCTCCAAACCGGGAAAGGTATTAAGCAGTGCCAGCAGCACTTTACTCACGGCTTCTGCACCGTCTATATCAACCATTTTCTGTGTTGCCATTTATCCACCACCTGCCCTTTGCTTTACGCCTGCTATCCAATACTCACCGTGTTGTGCCTTAGCGGTATCAAACCAGTGGTCGGTAGCCTGCGGATTTGAATATTTCAAAGGTCTGTCCGTAAGCACTTTTTTAGCGCCTTTTCGCGCCCACGGACTGCCTGTAACGGGATCAACCATAACTTTACCCCCGTACTGAAAACGGCCATAAGGTCCGGGAAATATGACCTTTTTACCGCCGTCCTCTGTATGAGAGCGCTGCTGTAGTCCTCCTGTAAGGTGTGGCATATACGCCTTGCTATCCTCAAGCACTCTATCACCGAGCCACTGTTGAGCGTCAGCGAATTGCTGTGAGAATCTGTCGAGGCTGACATTTATCCTAAAATTAGCTCCCACATAGGAGATATTAGGAAAGTGTTGCATTTCAGACACGCTTATCTACCCCCGATCTCAAAGTGAGGTAGCAAGCCGTAATATGCCGCAGAGCTTATCATATAAACGCCGTCATACTTATCATTCAGAGCGTGATAAAGTCCTGACTCATAATCCTCCTCTCTAAGAGGCTCTGAGTCAGGCCATACACCCTCATAAATAAAATCGCACTCAGGCTTGAAAGTGATACAGGCGGTAGGATTTTCACATTTAGCATACGCCTTAGCGCCTGTGTAGCTTTTCTCTGTGCCGTCTGCCGTGGTAAACTTCTTATCCGCTGTGCAGTGGATAATGACGCTCACGGCATCACCGTTATTTTTGCCGTCTTTTGTTGACCTGCTGGAGTTATTCACTCCTAAGTCAACGCCGGTAAAAACGGAGGGATACCAAAGCCCTGTTGCTTCGTGGAAGTTAAACAGTGTGATTGTGTTTTGGTACATGGCGCACCTCCCCGGCATAAAGCAGATTGATACCGTTTGCATCAGGTATGTTAGCCAGATACTTAACGGCAATACTGCCTATGAGCTTGCCTTGTTCAACGGCACTTGTAGCTGCTACGGCATAGACGGAGGCAGAGGCGTTGTTTCCTGCATAAGAGATAGATTCTCTGCCGGAGGAAACAGAGGCAATAGCGCCTCTGTATGAGCCGTCCTGAGCCTTTTGAGCCATAGCAGCCTTACGCTGTAGGTCAACGTAATACAGGGCTTCGGCAATGGCACACACAGCCTTTTTGACTTTTTCCACGTGAGCCTCCACAGTAGGAAAAGCAAAAGTAAGCCTGCCAAAAGTGAGAGTGTCAATCTCATCACTTGCAAGGCTCAGCCACTTGTTAGCGTTTTCCGCTGTTAAGGCATCACCGAAGAAGCCGTCTTTATAAAAAGCGTGGTCTGCATACATTGCCATAGGTCAGCCCTCCTTACTGAGCGTTGCCGTTGTCAGGGTTGCCACCTGCGGCGTTGGTCTGCTTTTCCTTGCCGGATTTAGCAGTCTTGCCGGTTACTTCCTTGTAACCGCTGGATTTCTCCATAAGGGCAACAGTGGCAGCGTTCTTTGCTCTTACCACATTGCCGGTCTTAACGTTAATAAACTTTTTCATAGTTTACTGTCCTCCTTGATAGATTGAATTACGCAGATGCTTCTACGCCGGTGAAAATGAGGTCAGGGGTAACAGCCTCAGTGCCGTAGTGGTAGAAGAGAGATACTGCGTATGCCTCAGACATGGGGATCTTCTCAGCGGTGTACTGGTTAGCCATAACAGGCTGAGCAACCGCGCCGTCCACCATGAGAATGTAGCGGCAGCCGTCAGGCAGGTGGGTGCTGGACTTGCACTCAACGCCGTGCCATGCGTAAAATTCCTCAGAGCCGGTATCAACATTGGAGCGTACCTGCTTGTCGAGGTTGTTACGGACCTTGCCGTAGTAGGCAGTGTTGAGAACGAGGTGCATCATAGCACGGGGAACACCGTCAACAAAATCGTTAGAGGTGTTTTCGCACTCCTGAATGATCGTTTCCAACTCATCCTCAATGGATGCGCCGGTGGGGATTTCAACCTGAACGGCGTTATCATACGCAACGTCAAAGAAGTCCCTGTCGAGGTTGGAAGCCATGCGGATAACGTGGTTTGCAGAACGGCGGTCAAGCAAGCCGTCAACGCCGTACAAACGGGTGTCCTTCTCTTCGATCTCCTCAACGATTTCCTTATCGTTCTTGATAGCAACGGTTACGGGCTTAGCCTTAACCTTGTTGCCAGCGCCGGCAGCACGGGCAGTGCCGTACTCCTGAGCAGTAGCATTTACAAAACGCTTAGCCTCTACAGAGCCGGAAGTGGGATCGCCGGAGAGGTCTGCGTTCTTCATGCCAGCAGATGCGAGGGTTTTCATAACACCCTCAATAACCTTGCCGTAAAGTTCAGCAAGGTATTCCTTACCTTCGCCGTCAGCGGCCAAGATAGCTAAAGACTGGATTCTTGCCATAGTGAATTACCTTCCTTTTCAAAATTGATTTTTAGAATACTTTGGGAGGCGTAAACTTCTTATCACCGCCACCGGCAGGATCGCCAGTAGGACCTGTGAAAGTGGGAGCTTTCGCCTTTTGTGCAGCGGCTTTTTCGGCCTCTGCTTTTTCTTCGGCTGTCTGATACAGGCCGTTATCCTTTTCCTTTGCCGATTTCATAAAATCGTCAAAGCCAAAGTAAGCTCCGTCCTTCCAAGATAAGCCGCTATCCTCTGCCATAATGTCAGAGGTGAGCTGCCTGCGCGCATAGGGCGAAGTAACGCCGTACTCATCCAGCTTTTTACCAATCCAGTCCCTCTGATCGCGCTGAGTCATTTCACGGGTATATTTCTTCTCCGCTTCCTCAGCTTTGGTCTTGTAGGTCTGGAGTTCGGTCTGAATCTGCTGAGGATCAATGCCCTCAAACTTTTTCAGGGTTTCGTTGGCCGTATCGAGCTGAGCCTTAAAAGCGTCGCGCTCACCCTCAACAGTGGTGATCTGCTTTTTGTGCTTCTCAATATCCTTGCCGTTCATAGCAAGGACCTGAGTAGCCTGCTCTTCAGTCAAGCCAATAGCGGTCAATTCTTCGGTTTTCATAGAGTTACCTCCTATTTAACGGATAGGCTTTTTAGGACGTAGCCGTGTCCCTCCGTCTGCACATTATTAAGACCGTGCATAGTCTAATTTTGTACCCCTTGCCGGAGTCGCACCGGCTAAACTGCGAGGGGCATATAAAACAGAGCCTCCAAAACCGCCTTGCAGGCAGCTTTAGAAGCTCTGTTGTTATTTTTGATTATTGCTGTGCTTTTCGTGCGGCAGCCGTAGCTTTTGCCGCCTCTGAGCGCGTCCACTTTGCAACAGTGATACGGTCATTGAGCTTATGAAGGTTGTTATCCTCACAAAAGCTGTTATAGGCTTGATTATATCGCTGGAGCTTGAGGGCTGCTTTGTTGTATTCGTCTTGCAGTGTAGCTTTAACCGCCGTGTCCTCAGCAGCATCTACAGCCTCACGCAAACCGAGTACCTTTAATTTCTGCTGTCTGATACGGGCTTCAGCTTTACGCTGTTGCTGTGAGAGGTCATACACCTTTTTGTTTTCCTCTGCATCAAAATCAGCATAGGGGTTATGGTCGGGATCACCCGGACCGAAAGAGTGTCTACAGTTCCAGCCACATAAGCCCTCACCTGTACCATAGCCCGTAGCCTCCTCAAAGAGAAGATAGCCCGGTGTTTTGCCGGTACGGGAAAACAGCTTACCTTGCCACCAAAAGTGGTTAGAAGGGTTTTCTCCACCGTCCCCGTATCGAGCGCCGATATGTGCGGACGTGCGTATTAAGTCCCAATCCCTCTCAATCATACCCTGCATAGCCATATTGCCGCTTGCCTGTCCTACGCCTGTACGCACAGCACGAAGTACAGCGGTTTCTATGGTGTCTACGTGGCCTGTGGGATAGTGGACTTTTGCCTGATTGCTGATTATGTCATTTACTGCATCTTTAACCGCTTGAGTGTAAGACTGTGCGCCACTCATAACCTTAAAGTGTGCAGTATCAAGGACGTTGATAAGCTGCTGTTGACTTGCCTTTGCAGTGGTACGGGTGAAATTGTGGATTTCTCCGTTTGTGCGTTGGTATGTATCAGTCAGCAGCCGTATCATATACTCAGACTGTGCAAGGGGTACAGACTCAAGGCCGTGTGCCACATAAAACGCATCATCAGCAGCCCAAGCCCTGATACCTGCGTCCTCAAATATAGCCTTAACCTCTGCATCTGTCTTTTTGGTAAAGCGTTTTATCTCCCGTTCCAGAGCCTCATAGTGTCCGCCTGCGGATTTATACACCTCAAGCTGCCACTGATCCGTGCCGGTCAATAAAAACTCCTCACCGCGCCCAAGCCTTGCCATAAGACGGCTTATAAGGTCAGCAGTGATCCACTGATTTAGGGTATCAAGCTGAGGGTGCAGGGTGTCAACGATTTCTAAAAGCTCCTGAGGTGTAAGCATAGCTCAGTACCTCCTTACTTTTTCTTATCGTCTTTTTCGTCCTTCTTTTTGTCGCCCTTGCCGTCTTTACCCTTATCATCCTTGCCCTTGTCATCCTTGCCCTTGTCATCCTTTGCAGGGGGCTTTTTAGGAGAGGTAGAGCTGATAGGTCCGCCGCCAAATAAACCGGCTTCCATATTAGCCTCCTGAGCCTCAGCAGTAAGAGCCTTAGCCTCATCCTCACTCATACCCTCAAACTTGACAAAGTACAGCCACTTAGGAATCCAGCCCTGCATTGCATAAGCTCTCCACGCTGCCTTATCCTCCTCATAGCTGTATGTAATATCACCAAAATTGTAGTTGATTTTATACTCACCGAGGGGTGCAAGGTTAAGCAGAGTAGCCATTGCGTCAGCGCCGTAAAATGCCTGCTCAAGTGCATCACTGAGGGCATCACGATCCGCTTTAATGGTCTGTATGGTATCACGGTCATCAGACTCAACCTGAGTAGCGGTTATCATACCTGTTTGACCGTCCATAACAAAGACGCCCTCACTAAAGCCGCATTTCACGCCAGCCATAGAGAGGTTGAAGTTTATATCCTTGATACGTGCGTCCGTCTGAATGGTGGGGGCGTGTTCGTGTACGGCGGTAGTTTCGCCGTCATTGATACCCATACCCAAGCCCATAACAAAACGGGGCAATTTTATACCTCTGTTGGTAGCATTTTGGATAACGGTCTGACCTACAAAGGTAATGTGCTTGCTGTCCTCAATCTCCATGTTTTTACGGCTGATACCTATGTCAATAGCTTTCAGCTCTGTAAGAGCGTTTGCAAAGACGGATAAACCGAGAGGAGAGGTAGGATCAATGGTGTTTGCACCGGGTACACGATAATAACCAAATAGGGGCTTTTCAAGGTTAGCAATTCTAACCTCATCCTGCATATCTGCCCACGCAGGTACACTCTGGAGAGCTACCGGCGCACCGAGTACACTTTTACCGCCCTCAATTTGATTCTTAAAGGCTTTGTTGGTAACAACATAGACAGTAGCTTCACCTGCACCCTCAAAGCGGTGGTATTCCAGCCTTGTAAAGTGGTTTTTGCCGTGTGAGGTATGAGCTGCAAAAATAGCACCTACAATCTCCCCGTTATCGTCCTTAGCTGTGATACCAAAGCTGCCGGGAAGCACAAAGTCCCACGTCTTGCCGTTCCATTTAATCATAATGCCGCCGAGCCTGTCAGCCTCAGCAACCTTATCAGGCAGGCGCTTGAGCAGGTCATCCGCAAGCGTCTGTAAAAACTCAGCTCTGGGAGAGCCGGAGATAGCAATGCCAATATCAAGAGTAGTGAGCTTTGCACGGGTATCTGATATGTGCTTTGCCATATTTACTGTGTCGATTTCGTCCTCCGCATTTTTCCACGGGGGCTTGCCTGTTGAGATATTGTCCCATTTCTTTAGGGCGTTGTTCATATCGTCAGACGCTATGAGATCAACACCAAACTCCCTGCCAATATCGGAGCTGTAAATAAACATATTTCTTATCCTCCTTAACAGGCGCGTAAAAAAGTTCATCTCATCACCGCCTTTATACTATCCATTTCAGCTCATTTCGTAACGCCGTTCTACAGAAGTACCGCAGTTGGTCCATGCTGTGATCGTTTTCCTTGATAACAGCGTCCTCTTCCTTTTCTTCGTCCCATGAGTAGGTTTCAAACTCCTCAAAGGTGCTTTTACAGCTCTTATGAAAGTAGAGAACACCGGCATTAAGGAATTTTGTTACGTCCTGTATGCCGTTAAGTACGTCATTATCGGCTTTAACTACGGCAAATTTGCCGTACTTTTGTATTGTTTCAATCATTGAGCTTGCCGAAGGATCAATGATTATATACTCTATCGGGTAGTCCCCGATAAGCTCACTAAGCATCTTATAGTAAGCCTCATTGTCAACACGGTTAGTGCTGCCGCCTTTGTAGTAAAGCTCTCTTATCATAACCGCCTTTTGTTCTGACGGGCTGTAGTCATACAGTCCGGCAGCAAAGGGGTTTACAGTACCGTAGTCCACCGCCACATAATAACGGTGTCGGGGGCTGTATTGCGGTATGCTGTGTGTGATATGTGCGCTGCGGTCAAACATAGGGTAAACAAGCCCTTCAGCTTTTACCCACAAACCGAGAATATAACGGCGGTAGAAAACACCTGAATACATACCCTCATAACGCTCTCTAATTTTCTTAGATAAGCTGAGATTATCACTCATAGTAAAATGCAGATAAAGGATATTGCGCTGCTTAGCTTTTTTAATCCACTCCACATAAAACCAATGTCCGGGGCTTTCAGGGTTACAGTTAAACCAAAACTTAGAGCCGTCCACAGAACAACGGGCCATAGCCTGTTCAACAAAGGATCGAGGCATAAGTGCAACCTCATCAAAGAGAACGCCTGCAAGGGTGATACCCTGTACAAGTGTGTAGCTTGATTCGTCTTTGCCGCCGAACAGATAATAGTAGTTCGTTTTGTTGCCTGCTGTTATAATCAGCTTGTTTTCACTCCTGCGCTCAGTAATAGTAAAGATACCCTCTAACCACTGAGGCATAAGGGTAACAACGTTACGGCGTAGGGATTCTATTGTTTTACCGCATATAGCGAAGTTCTGACCGTTAAAGCTGCTCATGCTCCAAAGGATAAAGCCGTCAGTCATTGATACAGTTTTACCCGATCTGATAGAGCCGTCGCAGATTATACCGTCATAGTCTTTGTACTTCGGTCTATTCCACCACGTCAGCGTCAGATTCTGCCTCTTGCTGAAGCTCTGGTAAATCATCTGTATCAACATCCTCCTTTGTGCTATTTATAATGGCGTCAAGTAGGTTGTTTTCCTTAACAGGTCCGCCCATTCCAGCCTCACCCACAATCTCAAGGTACTGCTGGATCAAATAAGAGTTGCCGTTTTGTGCGCCTCTCATAATGGCGTCAGCTATAAGGGCCTTTTGTGTCAGGTCGGCTTCCTCAATACCCAGCTTTTTAAGCCGGTTAGCTTTACGCTTATCAGTGATAGGTAGGTCAGAATAAAGCTGTAGCAGCTCAGACATGAGCTTCTTGCGTCTATCGCTTTCGGCTTTTGCCTTACCACCTGCGGAGCGTATAGCGTGAGCCTCTTCTTCGCTTCGCTCAGTAAGAGGGATCAAGTGTTTATCCTGTGGTCTGCTCACGTGTCGCACCTCCTTTGTGATTTAGCTTTGCCCTCCTTATTTGCTATAGCTGTATTTATAACCGTACTTTTTCTGATTTGCCTTGAGCCACTTATTAACAGCGTCATTATAGTCCTTACCGCTAAGGGTTGCCGTATTGATAGCCTTTACAAAGCCGGAGGCATTAAAGCGGTTGCCTTTAACAAAGCTGTAAGTACCTGCGTACTGTGCGGTATCTGCGGATCTTCCCTTAGTACCACTTACGGCAACAATGCCTCTGCGCGTACCGAGGGCAGTATTAACAACGTCCTCTTTGGAGAATGTGGGCCAGCCTCCTGCCGGGTGATTATGTACAGCGATTTCAGAGCCGTTGCCGGTCAGTCCTGAGATAGAGCCAGCGTTGCCGTGTCTGTACTTAGTAGCATAGCCGTAGGCGTCAATAACTACGCCGTGTTCCTCTCCTGCATCTCTGTGAGTATCAGCAAAGGCTTTAAGCATATCCTCATAGGTACGATTAACGCCTATTTTGGTATTCATTCTTGCAGGAAAATCCGCCGTAGTTTCGTCCTTAGCACCGCCGCCAGAAGAGGGCCACTTACCATTGAAGCCCATACCTGAGCCACTGCCTCTGCCGCCGTGTTCAACGGGGAAAACAATCTCCGTCCAAGCGGACACACGCTCCTCAAGAGTTTTGCCGTCAATCTTAAAGGCAAGAGCCTCCTCAAGACTGTCAAACTGAGCAATCACCTTGCCCGTGTTCATATCGTACAGCTCAAGGGGATTCCTAAACAGTACAACCTGATCCGTAGCATATACGCCATTGAGTCTGTTAAACTCATTTCTAAATCTGTCTATGTGCATCTGTTTTCACCTCTTTACTTGTTTTGAAGCATTAAAAAACCGCTGACCTAAAGCGGTCAACGGTGAAAAGGGTATAAAAATAGGGCGCATCACTGCACCCTAAGCAAGCGCCCGGATTTGCACCGGGGCAGCGGCAAACACCGCTTGCTCCTCCTACATTACTACTTGCCTTTTTTATTATACCACGCTTTCAGAATAAAATCAACCATTTCACGCTCTTTTGTGGAAAGTCCTGTAGCGCCCTTAGGTCCGTCCTGCTCATTGTGGGTGTACCCGTGATGAACATGAGGGCTTACGCCCTTATGCGGTTTATCTAAGTCAATGGTTTTGGTGCGTTTGTTCTCAGTGTCATAATAAGAGATATACTTGGCCTCACCGGCTGCGTTTACAGTTGCATAAACACGCCCTTTTGTCATTGTTTCCAATGGAGCTGAAGCACTATCTCCTATGCGCTGCACAAACTTGACATTGCCAGTCTTTAGCAGTGTTTTATACTCTGAGCCGTAGGGCTTACCTGCCGCAGACATACCACTCGAAGCACCTCTGCCGCCCACGTCAAAGCACCTCCGTTTTATTACGGAATTTTTCTTGATAGGCAGCAAGCCTCACAATATTTCCTCTGCACTCATCCGGCACATTGCCGTAAAAATATATCAGTGAGGGCTGAAGCCTTACAAGCATTTCATTGTAGCCGTCTATAAACAGCTTGCGGCTGTCCCTGTTGAGCTGAGTACCCACAGAGGACACGGCTACAGTACCGCCTTCAGGCTCTCCGTCAAAGCACCAATCAAAACTTGCTTTGTCGCTCCAGCTTATAGTGGGAATAACAGTGATCCCGTTATGCTGCCAATAAGCACCGAGCCAATGTTTGCGGTAGTGGTTATATATCTGCACAGCCTTAGGAAAATCCGTATAGGTAGAAAAATCAGGCGTACACACGCACTTAAAATTGCGGAGCATTTCAAGGTAGGCGTCAGGATTACTCCATACACGGGTAAACTGATAATCGTCTATAAAGAAATGAAGCCCCTTATCAAAAGGGACTTTGCAAGTCTTAGCGTAGTTAAAGCCTATAAAGGTAGGGGCTGTGCATTGTTCAGGAAAGAGGCGCGGTATATCGTAAATACCCGTACCGTCAAATATGCCTTTATTCAAATTCTCATAGTTGCGTCCCTGTCGGTACACGATAACAGCGCCTCCTTCCATAATGCTATAATAAAGCCCACAGCTCAGGAGAAGTAGAGCTGTGGGCTGTGGAAAAGGGCCACGAAAAGCGGCTAAAGGCTGGAGGCATACCGATAACCGCCACGCAGCCTGAAAATCCACGCTACCATTGTACTACATATACGGGGGACAGACGGGACTAAATCTTGATTATCGGGACAAATCAGTGCAAAATCAAGAGTATTGTATGTAAATCACATAAAATTGTCTTGATTTTTAACTGCTTCATTTTGCTTGTCTATGTACCTGTAACAGATCTTCTTTACGCCGTCCTCTGTGTTATTGCCACCAATGCTGTATGCAACCTGCCGCCACGGTAGGCCATTGACAAAACGCAGTGTGAATATCTGCCTTGTTAAGCTATCGGGAATATCCATAATCCAACGCTCAAGGCGGCTGCGTTCATGTATGCACTGTAATTGCTTTGCGGCTATGATCGCCTCAAGGTCAATAATCTCAGCCACATAACGCTCAATCTTGTTATTAAAGCCGGGTGTTGAGCCACCTCCGGGCATACCTGTTAAGTTAGGGGATGAAGGGCTGGAGGCTTTGCGCTCAAGCTCTGCCAGCCTCTCCTGATCTAATTCGATTTCTCTATTGAGCCAATAGAGCTGTGATAATTCCTTTACTGTCATGCTGCTGTACTCTCCTTTGCTTTGATTATGCGGACTTTCAGAGCCTCAAGCAAGCTATCCTGTGTATCAGCCTTACCGCCTAAAGCCTTAATAACATCTTCGTCAGTTCCGCCCTGTACTAAAAGATGATGCACAATTACCGGGTAGGGTTGCCCCTGCCTGTGCAGGCGTTTATTTGTCTGCTGATACAATTCCAAGCTGTCAGTTAAACCAAACCAAATAATGTGGTGTCCTCCGTCCTGAAGGTTAAGGCCATAACCACAGCTCGCAGGCTGTACAAGTAGCAAATCTATATTACCGGCGTTCCATTCGTCCTCTTCAGCTTTGCCCTCATACACCTTTACTCTCAGGTTAGTAGAGGACAGAGCCTCAAGCAGCCGGGATTTATCGTGTTGAAAATTATAACAGATAATAGCGTGTTGACCGTTAAGCTGCTCCACAGTTTCAAGTAGAGCCTCCATTTTACAGTTATGTATCTCCATGACGTTTTTATCTTCGTCATACACAGCGCCATTGCAGAGCTGTAGGAGCTTACCACGCAGTACGGCGGCACTGCCAGCCGTGATAACAGTATCATCAACCGGGAGGAGTGTATCACGCTCCAGACGGTCATAAGCCTTCTGAGCTGCCGCGTCAAGCTGTACGGGAATATCGTTATAGACCAGCTCAGGCAGCTCCAAATAGTCCTCAGCTTTCATGCTAATGCAAATATCACTGATTGACTTATAAATGATTTCGTCTGCACCTTCCTTTGGTGCATAAGAGAAAATTGTTGTTGCGTTTCTCTTATCGGGATTGAAAAAAGCGTCCCTGTATGCGGTGATCGTCTTACCTAACCGCTTACCGCTATCCAGCAAATACACCTGCGCCCATAGGTCCATAAGGCCACGGGAGGTAGGTGTGCCGGTCAGCTCTATCATGCGGCTAATGTGTGAGCGTACAGCCTTTAGAGCCTTAAAGCGTTTTGCCTGATGATTCTTAAAGCTGCTACTCTCATCAATAACCACAGTATCAAAGGGCCATTTGTTGCGGTAGTAGTCTACAAGCCAAGTAACATTTTCACGGTTTATCATATAGACGTCAGCAGAGGTATTGAGTGCTTTTATGCGTTTTTTAGCAGTACCGAGTACAAATGAGAAGCGGAGGTCCTTGAGGTGATTCCACTTTGCAGCCTCTTTGCACCATGTACTCTCAGCTACTTTCTTTGGAGCGATAATAAGCACCTTAGCAGATCGCCAATATTCATACTTCAGCTTCTTAATTGCAGTCAGGGTAATTGCTGTTTTACCCAATCCCATATCTAAGAAAAGACCAATAGCCGGATCACTGATAATCCGGTCAATACAGTATTGCTGATAATTATGTGGGGTAAATTCCTTCGGCACTTATAATCACCTCCTGACAGCGTTTCAAAATATCTTGCACATAGGCTTTGTTATCTACTGTAGAATAGACCTCAAATCCTAATGCCCTGAGTAAGCCTTGCACATACTCTTGTCTTGCACGTTCTTTTTTACCGGGCTTTTTAGTTTCAACAAATATTGCTTTTTCACCCGGTAACAAAATAATTCTATCGGGTACACCTGTAAATCCGGGACTTACAAACTTCAAACAGAGTGCGCCGTGCTTTAATCCTTTTACGCCCGTGTGTAGCTTTTTCTCTACGTCTTTTTCAAGCATTGTTTTACCTCCTGTTACAAAAACTCAAAAAATACCCTAAAGTTTATAGAAATAAAGGCGTTATGGGTGTATATACGGCATAAGCCCTTTAATTTACCTACTTTATAGGAAAAGTATGTAACACTGTAACACTTGATTGAAAAAGCCTTATTTTATGCGGTTTTTCAGGTGTTACAATAGGGGTTACACGGCTGTAACACTGTAACACTTTAGGTGTTACACATTCTTAGGTGTTACAGCCCGTTTGTAACGCCTCAATCCGTCCTCCTGACAAAGCCTCTTTGCAGGCTATAAGGACCAAACCTCAGCGGATTTCCTGAGCGTTTCCAGCCCTTCATCATGCTAAGCACGGCGTTGATTTGCTGAGTGTCAGCAGGTTTCATATCACGCATACTGCCGTTAAAGAGTTCGCACCAAACCTCAATAGCAGAGATTCTATCTCTCTCTACAAGGTCAAGGGTAGCGCCCTCCTGTGTATGAGCTGCACCAGCCCAAAAATCACGGCGGCGGTCAATGTTCCATTTGTTCCAGTCTGCCGGTACTTGCCTCTCAGCAAATTCCATAATCAGACCTTCACGGACGGAAGCCTCACGGTGTTCCTCCTGCTTGATCTTAGCCTCAGCCTCCAATGCTCCAGTCAGATACAGCTTCTCACCTGTCTGCCAGCGCATCTTAGCCTCAGCCCATAACTGATTGACAGTTTCATCCGGCAAATCGTTGAATACACTTTTAGTAGGCTCAGCCTCCATAGTGTCAACAGGCCAGAAGCGGCGGTTGCCGGTAGTGTCCTGTAAAAACTCCATTTCGTTACAAGTGCCAAAGAACACACAGCAACGGGGTAATTCCTTTACGTGTCTGCCGTAGGCTGCACGGTAGCGGTCAGCCTTGAGGGACAAAAACTGTTTGATACGGGCAATATCGGTACGGCGGAAGGCGTCAAGCTCTGCGATTTCCACGATCCACACGCCCTGCAAAAGCTCAGAGGCTTCCTTACCTTCAAAGGTACGGATTGAATCGTTAAACCAGCCACGGCTCATTTTATCAAGCAGTGTTGACTTACCAATACCCTGAGGACCTGCGAGGATGAGCATTGTGTCATACTTGCAGCCGGGGGACATTGCACGGGCGATAGCTGCCGTAAAACTTTTACGGCACACAGCGCGGTTGTAGGCTGTGTCCTTTGCACCGAGGTAGTCAATAAGCAGAGTATCAAGACGGGGTACACCGTCCCACACTAAGCCGTCAATGTATCTCTGCACCTCATTAAAGGCGTGGATAGAAGCGTGAATATCAAGAGCAGAGTCAATGTTTCCTCTCTGAGTGATACCCCACATGCGCTCAAGATACCAATACAGGCCGTTGCTGTCTGTGTCAGACCACAGGCGGCGCTTAGTACCTTTTTGCCACGGGAGAGCGCCCAGCACCTCACCACGATTTGCAAAGAGGTTGAGGGCAAACTTATCCTTGAGAGCAGGATCACCGTCAAGGATAATCAGGATATTGTCGATAGTACCCTTTACTGCGCCGTTCTGATTACGCTGTAATTTCTCAGCCCAATCAAGAGGCTCAGGCTCAGCAGAGGTCGAGGGCTTATCTTCAGCAGTGATACCCTCAAAATCCTTTTTAGCCTGTGCTATTTGCTCACGGTTGAGCGTGGTAACAACGGCTTTGTCCTGCATAGCTGCCTCACACATTGCTTTGTATGAGGGGAGCTTTGTAACGGGAGTGTCGGGGGAGGCGTCATTGTCTTTGTCCCCGAAGCGGTGTAGCCTTATCAAGTCAAAGGCGTTTACCAATCTACCGCCGCAGGGATCAGTTGCATGGTGAGAAAACAAAAACTTTGCATCATCATAGATAACTGCACCGCCCGTGGTAGAGCCGCCGAGGTAAGTATATCTGCCGTCATCATTGTCAACAGGCTCATAGATATTCGGGAGAAATGCGTCCATAGCGGTAATGACGTCATAAGTACGGCAGAACGCACCCACAATGCCGGACTTCTCCAGAGGATCACCCTGCTTCATTGCCAGCTTTGCATAGCTTACGGCGTTAGGTACTTGAGGCCAGCTTGTAAAATCGTGCCAATCGGTGTATGTACTCAGGAGAAAATCTGCACTGATAAACGGTGCATCTTTGACCTTATACACATACTCACTATCAGCACTGCAAGAGGGCCAGTACATAAGGCGGCATACTTCAAAGGTTGTAGGATCAGCCATTGTAATACCAATGGAGGACGCAACACGCCTTGCACACGGCTCATATTCGTCAGGCGTTACTGTGCGGTCAAAGGGAATAACCACACGCAGACGGGGTGCAGCCGCATTGTGCTTACGGGTACTGTAGATGCAGTAGCTACAGCCCAGCTCCTCAACCTTAGCCACAACCGCGTCAGTCTGCCAACCGGGGATATTATCAAAGTCAAGGGTAATAACATCCCTGCCGGTTACATTGTTAGACTTACGGCGCGGATTACTGAGAGAGCCGCCGACAAAGCCGCCTACGTCCTTCAGAGTGTCCTGCTGAGCCTTTTTCATTTTCATATAATCAGCATAGGACTCTATGCTTTTTATTGGATTACGCAGGCGCTCATACAGCTCTGCTACTGTTAAAGCTGTCTGCCTCCAATTCAGATCACGGCGGTTAGTACCTACCGAGATCACTATTTGTCTATCGTGTTTCATATCGGTTACTCCTTCTTATGGGACTAACCCCCCCCTGACGGAGTAGGCTGTCTGTGTAGCTTTTCTCAAAAGCTATCATGGTTTCCGTTGAGCCTGTCGCTCAAACGCTGGAGCTTCTGTGATCTGTGGTAGTCAACGGCTGCGCGGTTATGGAAAACAATCTTTAATTGCTCAAGCATAATCTCCACGTCTGCCATTTCCTCACAGATACTACCGATATTCTCTCTACCTCTGGTGTACTTGCTCAGCTCCTTAATGAGTTCTGACATTTCCTCAATAGCAAGTATCAGCCGGGAGGTTTCACCGAAGGTGCTAACAGCTCTGCTGTATAGGTCCTTGTCAGCCTCAATAGTGAGCTTTGCAACTTCCTTTTTTGTGGATTCAAGCTCTCTGCACACAGAGTCTAAGTGCATTTTTAGCTCCTTTGCTTCTGCCCTTAAATCCTTGTTTTGCTTTTCAAGCTGTTCCTTTGTCATCTGAAGATCCTCCCTGTTTTCTTATCTTTGATTTCGATACGGCATACAAGCTCAAAGCCTGCTAAGCCGATAATGTATTTGAGCGTTTTAATAAGCTGCGTTACACGGCGCTCAAGGGCGTTTTCCTCTTCAATGATAGGACGTAAGCCCTCAT